GTGGAGGACTAACCAATGTTTGCTCTAGTGTTTCACCAGGGCTACATAGTTATATTCAGTTTCCTCTTGAGCCACCAGCAGAAGTGCCGGTGGTGGAAGTAGTTGCATTGGCGGAACCCGCAAAGGTCCGCTGCATCACTGTTGGTGAATCTAACCTCAAGTGTTTACAGCCGTTACAAATGGCTATGCACGCTTCTTTGAGTCACTATCCCGAATTCTCTCTTACCAATGGTGTGAGAGGGGGAAGGAAGGATGAGGAGAAGCTCTTGATCTTTCGAAAGATGCAAGATGAGATTAGACGGATTCACGATCCGGATGGTATCTGGCTTTCAGGTGATTACACCGCAGCCACAGATAATCTTCCATTGTGGGTCACAGAGGCTCTCCTAGAGGGCCTCCTAGAACACATAGAAGACGAACCCACCAAAAGGTGGGCGAGGTACGAGTCAGGACAACACTTTGTGATGTACCCTGAGTCGTCAGGCATAGAGCCAGCCCTACAAACGTCGGGCCAGCTCATGGGAAGTTTATTGAGCTTTCCACTTTTATGCATGGCGAATGCCTTCATTGTAGAATATTCTGGTATAAAACCGGGATCCTACTTGGTGAATGGAGACGACATCGTCGCTTCCACCACCCAAGAGTCTATTGACTCTTGGAAGACAAACGCACCTCGTATCGGGTTATCTCTGTCACTAGGCAAGAATTTCGTTTCAAACGACTTCTGCACTGTGAATTCCCAATTCTTCTGTAAAGAGGAAGGGATTATGTCAATTAGACATACAGGGAAAACTGGTCTATTAGTTCGTGCACGGGATGCTCCTATTGGGAGGTCCTATGCCGACTTTCAAGACTATTATGGGAATGAAGATATTTATCGACAAACCTTTATCCGACACAATCTGGAAGCTCTGAAGCATACGCCTCAGAGTCTTCAAGTACCATTATCACATGGTGGACTTGGTTCTAGTTTCACACATGGTGTGACTATAAACCAAAAGCTGGCTAAGGAGGTTTGGGTGACGACTCTTATGAATCGTATAACCCGTGCCTCTGATGCACAGTTTCACACGTTGACGGGGTATTGTCCTTTGAGGATACCCTATCTACTCGTTGATGATCGGGAAGAAATTCCTAATGATCAAGCCGAGAGTGTGATTTCGGATGTCAAGAGCCTCTTCTTACCTGAGGAGGAACTTGATGAGAAAGGTGATGAGAAGGCCCAAGGGCTGACCCACCGCCAGGTGGCCAAGGTGAGAGACCAGATTAGATCTGACTCCCACTTCAGCTACCCACTCCGATTTATCTCGCAGATGACAGAGTTGAAGGTCCAAGACCTCCCATCTCTGGAATCAGTCAGATTCCGAACGCACTTTGTGCGTAAGAACGACTTTCAGACACTTAGGTATAAATACCTGAGTGCCTTTGCGAGTGAACTGGCATGTTATGTTAAGGGAAGACCGATTGGATCGGCTCCCGAGACGGAACTTAGCCTCTCTGCATATGTCGAAGCACTTAGTGCTAAGACTTTGAGAGCCCTGACAAAGTCGGGGGCTATCCCAGCAGAGGATGTCAAGAAGATGGACGACGTCGAAGACGAAGTCTACCTTACGAGCATTCTCGATGCCATCTGTAATGAAGCTTGCGAAAGCCTCACAGGTGACGGAGAACGGATCTGTAACGAGGAATTTTTCCTTAGTTACGACCGGGCTATTGTTGGGCATTCTGCCGAACAGGGATCCAAGGGGATACCTGGTGTAGGTGTACACGAAGAGCCATTATGGCTCAACTCCTTGACTGTCGATCAGGACTTTGTCCTGAAAGACAACCCATGGGGGTCTGACTAACCTCCAACGCACAACAAAGCGTGTCATGTCATCTCTCCAGTGGAATTTATCTTAGACCACAAAAGAGAAGGCAACGGGTCTTGTTTCTACGACAAGAGATTACCGCGAACAGATGCTAAACAGCCACTCAATAACGGATAAACACATACAGATAGGGAAGAACCCATACTGCAGTGCCACCATTGAGGACGTGCATATTAGCACTGCCACTCCGGCCTCGAAATCGTAGGCTCGTTGCGACACACAGGTGCACTTGAAACAG